ATTTTCAATGTTTTCTGACATTATTTTTCCTTTGGACACGGCCTTAGTTATATTTTAATTTAAAACAAAAGATTAATTTGATAATTCTTCTAATTGTTTTAACGAAATTAATTTACCATCTTTATTAGAAAATTGAGAAAATTTAACTTTTCCAGAATTAAATAAATTAACTCTTTTTTGATTTCCTAATACAGCCAGTTTAACTTCATTTGGTTGACTTGCTAGCCATTCCGGATATGTAGTTTTTCCTGGTACTTGACCATTGATAGAGGCACGACGACTATCAGATAATCCAGCAATTTTTCGTTTTTGTAATCTATTATTATTTGTATTTAATAATTGATTAGCACTTTTAATAACAGGTATAGTTGTAGATCTGCAATTAAAATGTTGTGGTGGTTGCGGAGCATTTTTATTATCTAATGAATAAATTTTTCCATCTAACCTAGCACAAATTAAACTAGTTCTACTATCTAAAGTAGCAACATATTGATACCCATTAACTACATCATCATTTAATTTATATGTTGTATTTGACACATAATTAGATGTTTCAGTTATTGCAGTTCTAGTTAATGTTTTTAATTGTACACTAGAAGCTAATAATCCAGTTTTACCTAAATCTCTAGCTATATTTATCATAGCTTTGTTTTCTATTAGCCCTTGTTTAACTATTCCTTTTATTCTTCTTTGTTGTAAAATACTTATAGATGCTATTTGTTGACCAAATGTTCCATTTGATTTGATAATTAAATCATTTACTTTTAAATTATCATTTACACCTTTAGCTTTATAAATATTTGTTAAAGCTCTAGCAAATATGCTTTTATAAAATCTAGCACTAACTCCAGCTAATTTATTTAATTCACTAATTGCTTCTTTATATATTTTTTTATAAGTTAAACGAATTTCAGTATTTAATTTTCTAGTTAAATTATTTATATTTGCTGTACCAGAAAATGCTACAATTCGTTGTAATCTTATTTTGTGTGATGCCAAAATTTTATTAATTTCAGTATCCAATCTCTTTTCGTAAAGAGTCAATAATGCACGGTGTTTCAGCATTCTTGAATATACATCATCATTTATAGACATTTAATATCCTTTAATCTATAGATTTAATTTTAGCAAGTTCTTCATCAACTATTTTACCATGATGATCAATTAAAATTTGACAATTATTAACGTCAATTTCTAATCTTGCTTTATTAGTTTTTTGTGTTGATAAGGCAATTAAACTATTTCTCATATTTTCGTTTAAATCCTTTTCATAATATTTTTTATCATTAATAGTTATTGTTCTATTTTCTTCTTGTTTATTTTTAATTATCATATTATCTCTTTTTCATTTTAATACAAGAATTACCTTTACCCCTTCGGTAACCCTTCCAACATGCTTTTCCAGCACTACCTTTTTTCTTTTTGTAAGCCATTATTTGCCTCGTTTTTTAGCAGCAATAATTTTATCTCTTAAAGCTTTTGGAAGCTTCATTTGTTTAGCTGTTAAACTGTTTGATCCTTTTTTCTTGCTTTTCTTTTTATAAGCCATTTTATTTACCTCTTTTACGTTTTTTTGCCTTTTTTGCTATTGATATAGCTATAGCAATTGCTTGATCTCTTTTCTTTCCAGCTTTTAACTCTTCTTTAATATTTTTAGAAATAGATTTAGCTGAATATCCTTTTATTAATGGCATAAATTTCCTTTACCACATTTTACAAGACCAATATCTTGCTTTTGTTTTAGGCCCAGGACTAGAACAATTATGTCTTGCTCTAAAACTAGCTCTAGCTCCAGGATTGTTTTTTCTTATTCTCATAGTTTTTTGACCAGCAGCTTTTGCTGTTGTTCCACCATGACCAAAATTTACTTTTACAATATTACCTTTTGGGTTTTTAACATAAACTTTAAATTTTTTTACATCACCACGCATTGGTTTATTTAAAGTTACTTTTCGACCTCTATATTCAGCCATAATTAAACTCCTTTACTAGGTTTTTCAATACATGTAAATTTTGTTAATATTTCATATTTATTTATTTCTTCAATTGTATAATTATTTAATATCATTTGAGATTCTGAATATCCATTTTGTAAACAATCATTCCAATCTTTGTATTCTGTTGGTTTTAATATACCTGGACTGCATTGTTGAGCAATTGCAGAACAAATATACATAGTTAATATAAATTTCATTTTATCCCCATAAATTTCCAGTCATAGAGCCCTTATTGTATTCAGTAGCTCTATTTTCAAAGAAATTTGTGTGTTCAACTCCATTTAGAACCCAATCTAGCCAACTTAAAGGATTGTCTTTAACTTTATAATTTGGTTTTAAAGATAATTGTAATAATCTTCTATCAGCAATATATCTTATATATTTTTTTACTTCTTCAGGTTTTAATCCACGAATACCACCCATTTCAAAAGCTAAATCTATAAATTTATCTTCTAAATCCACCATATCCCGGGCAGTTTGATATAATTCAGCTTTAAATTTTTCAGTCCATACTTGTGGGTTTTCTTTTATTAACTGATGAAATAATTTAATCATACTTTCGACATGATGAGTTTCATCTCTAATTGACCAAGTAACTATTTGACACATACCTTTCATTCTTCCAAATCTTTGAAAATTTAGAAGCATAACAAATGATGCAAATAATTGTAAACCTTCTCCAAATGCAGAAAAACAAGCAATATCTTTTATTAAACCTTCAACACCTTTGCCTTTTGGTTTAAATAAATATTCATGTTTATCTGCCATTTCTTTATATTCTTGAAATGCTTGAAAATTAGTTAATTGAGTTTCACCAATAGTATCATTTAATAATGAATAACTATGAGCATGATTAGCTTCAGATGAAACAAAAGAACCTAACATCATTCTAACTTCAGGTGCTTTAAATTGTGGAATATATCTGTCTAAATAAGCTTGAGCTATATCTACATCACCTTGAGTAAAAAATTTTAATATTTGACCTATTAAATTCTTTTCCTCTTGTGTTAATCTTTCGTTCCAATCTCTTACATCTTCATGTAAAGGAACCTCACTAGGAAGCCAATGCATCTTTTGCATAGTATCATATGCTTCAAACGCCCATTCATAATCGAAGGGCTTATAATAATTTCTAGTTTTAAATAAGCTCATTTATTTCCTTTTTCTTTTTCTGATAACAACAAGTTTACCATTTTCTTCTTTTACTTCCATCCCAGCATCTTCAGTTTGTTTTTTTAATTGACGATACTTTTGAGTAATAGTTAATTTTTTTTTAATCATATTTATTCCTATATACAATCACATATTGTGTTAATTATTGCCATAATAAATACATAGCCAATATATCCAAAAAGAATTATTGCTAATAATTTATCAGTCCAACTAAAAGTTTTTTTATCCATTATCCCTCACAAGCTATACAATCTGATTCAGGTATTATTGTTCTTTCAACTTTTAAACTTACTAACTCAGCACGTTTAATTGCTTCAGATCTACAATAATATAATGTTTTTAATTTCTTCTTCCATGCTAACATGTGAATATCGTGTAATTCTTTTATATTTACATCAGCAGGAACAAACACATTTAATGATTGACCTTGACAAATATGTTCTTGTCTATCAGCCGCATGTTCAATGATCCATTGTTGATTAATTTCAATTGATGTTTTAAATACATCTTTTTCATAATCTGATAAATCTTTTAAATGTAAAACTGAACCACGATTAGCTAAAATAGAAGTCCAAGTTTTTTCATTATTTATACCTTTTTGCTCTAATAATTTTTCTAAATATTTATTTTTAACAAGAAAAGAACCTGACATTGTTTTTTGAACATATGCATTAGCTCTAAATGGCTCAATACTTGGAGAAGTTGTTCCACAAATAATTGAACTTGAAGCATTAGGAGCAATGGCAAGTAAATGAGCATTTCTCATTCCAGTACCTTCCATATCCGGAGCTTCACCTCTTTTTATAGCTAATCTTTTTGATTCTTTTACTGCTTCATCTTTAATGTGTTTAAACATTAATTTATTTTTAGCTTTTGCCATAACAGATTCAAATGCAATATTATTTTTTTGTAAATAAGCATGAAAACCCATAGCACCAAGACCAATAGATCTTTCTTGTGTTGCACTATATTTAGCTCTAAATACACTATCAGGAGCATTATCTATAAAGCTTTGTAATACATTATCTAAAAATCTAACAAGATCAGAAATAAATAATTTATCATCTTTCCATTCATCATATTTTTCTAAATTAACACTTGATAAACAACAAACAGCAGTTCGATCTTCATCGGTTGGTAATGTAATTTCAGTACATAAATTTGAATGTTTAACTGACAATCCTAATTTCTTTTGTTGTTCAGGCAATGCATCATTAATATGATCAATGTAGCAAATATATGGCTCACCAGTGGCTACTCTGTTTTCAAGTATTTTTTGCCACAAGTCTCTAGCTGAGACCTTTTTAACTATTTCTTTTGTATGTGGATCAATTAAATTCCAAGTATCATCATAAGTTGGTTCTTGAATACATTTTTCAATTAATTCCATAAAATCATTAGTAATGTTTATTCCATGATGTAAATTTAAACATTTTCTATGTATATCTCCACCTGATGGTTTTCTTATATCTAAAAATTCTAATATTTCTGGATGTGATATATCCATATATGCGGCATAACTACCTCTTCTAGTTTTACCTTGACTAAATGCCATAATTTCTGAATCTACAACTTTTAAAAAAGGAACAGATCCTGATGATTGAGATCCTCCAGATGTTTTAGTTCCATCAGATCTAATATGACCCCAATATCCGCCAATTCCTCCACCAATAGATGTTAACCAAGCATTTTCAGTATAATGTCCAGTTAATCCCTCTCTACTATCTCCAACATAATTTAAAAAACAAGATATTGGCATACCTCGCTCTGTACCACCATTACTTAATACAGGAGTTGAATACATAAACCAAAGTTTTGATGCATACCCATAAATTCTTTCAGCCATTTCATCATTATCAGAAAAAGCCTTTGCTGCTCTTAAAAATGCCTCTTGTGGACTATTTTCTTCTGGTAATAAATACCTGTCTTTTAATGTTGTTTTACCAAAATCTGTGAGTAAATTATCTCTATCTTCTACTATCATATATTCATTTTCCTTTTATAAAACTGTATAAGCTTCTACAGCAAGTACAGTTATCGACATTAAGTATATTGCTAAACTTGTGTACAATATATATTTCATTTCTTTAAATATTTATTTCTTATTTTAATTGCTAAAGAAAATTTACCCTTTTCTCTGCATTTTATTATTGTTGATTTAACTTTAAATAAAAGTTCTGTTTTCATTTTGATGTTAATCTATCTATGTGATTGTAAATTCTTCCAATTTGTTTATCAACCGACATTATTTCTTCACTTAACATTCCTAAGTGAACTTGTAATTCTACTATTGTCATTAATACATAAGTTGACAACCCTAAAAGTATTGTTCCCAATAAAGCTATTAAAGCTGTATTATGCTGACGTTTCATTATCTTCGTTGCCTTCTTCTTTTGCAAGAAGGACATTTATTCTTTTTAACTTGGTTTAATTTTTTAGTCCATAATACTCTAAAAAATGGTTGAACAACACCAACGGCTATTGCCCCAACTATTATAGCAAATACGGATTGTGTAGTTATGCCTGCTGTTATTCCAAATAAACTAGCAGTCACTACAGTATCATTATTAATCATTGTGCATTTGAATCCTTTCATAACCCATTAAAATGCCCTCCTTGCCATAAAGCAAGAAGGAGCATTAAAATTAAGATTAATGAATTAAAGTGACGCCATTTCATAGCATCCCCCTTTCATTAATTCTCGGTATTAGTATTACCTTGAATAACGTTTATTTCTTGTTCATATTGTTCTCTTGGAGAAATAATACGATTATCTTGAGATATTTCATCACTTCCAGTAGTATCATCATAATCTGTAGGAATTGCATCATTATTTTTAGCAACTTCTAAGAATGTTGATCTTGGAATTAATCCATTTTGATACCATTCAGTAATTAATCTCATCCAATCACTTCCTCTTGGAGAAGCATTGAAGTCAGATGATAAATTAAATCGAATATCTTGTTCAGTTATATTAACATCATATCTCCAATTTACAAGATGTTTGATAATTTTTTTCATGCTTTCTGATATTTTAGCATTTAAACTGGCAAGTGCCGCATTTTGTGCAGCATTTCTTAAGCTTAAGGCAACACCGGATTGATCGGAATTATTGGGCTCTAAACTTAACATTTTAACACCAATTCTCGTTAATTCATCATATCCACCTTTAATAGCTTCTTCCATATCTTTTAAAGCATTGGTTGGTGTTTGTAATGTTTCAACAGTATCATCTTTATTAACAAATAACCAAGTACCTAAACCTTGCTTAACAAGATCAGATTTTTCAGCTTCTGTTAATGAATCAGATTTAACAACTGGTGTATAAGTTGCACTTAAATATAATAAATGGTTTCTTCTTGAAATTTTATTATATAAAGCAATTTCTCTGTTTACAATGGCAGTCATTAAAGGGTCAACTGTATCAATTGAACCATTTAAAGGAAAGAACGGTATATAATCCATTCTTTTGCCATTTTGAAATAAATTTGTATTTGTTTCTTTTAAAATCCAATCATCTGTTAATTGATCAAATGAATAATCAACTCCACCATCAATAAATGTAGGTGTATCAGATGTATTTCTATAATATGTGTCAATTACATATAAACCATTTTCATCTAATTTGTGAACTTGTACAGTATCAACATATTTTGGATGAAATGGGCTATTTGGATCATCTTCAAGTACAAAATATCTAGTAATTAAATTAGATAGTTTCATTTGACCTTTATAATCAGTAGCAACAGACCAATTTACAACATTTTCAGCGTGGTGTAATATTGGATAAGGTTTTACCTCTCTTCTTTCAGCTGGTGTTAAATTTTCTAAATCTACAACAGGAAAGTCTATTTGAATAAAGGCTCTTGATGTTTGTAATTCTTCCCATAAAGCAGTGCTTAAAAATGATATCAGGTTACTTTTGTCAGATCCTATATCATCTAATATCCATTGCTTAGCTCCTTCTGGAGCCCCGTTAATTTCTAGCATTGGTTGTTTACGTAATAAACCACCTATTATCATTTTACAAAATTCACTAGATACACCCGGTACCTCAGCTTCAGCTTTGTAAAAATCATATTGCTCTTGTGTCATTGTAGGGTTAAACGGAAGTAATAAGTTGTCACTTGAAGGCACAGAATCATAATCCTTAGTATAAGACGGACCTTGGATAATTGCTCTGTTTCGTTTCCATTCGTTTATTTGACTCAGGTATTCATCATTTGGATATCCTGGGCCTTTGGCAGTTTCTGTAGATTTAACTATAGAACTGTTTTTATATCTAATTGCCATATTGTGTTATTCCTAAACATTAAGATGAACCAAAACATTTGGCTCGGTTATTAAAATAATTTTTGATTTGGCCGATCCAAGATCAAAAGAAATTGGTGTTCGTCAAAGTGCGATTGGCCACCCTAGCCCGACGCCAAAGAGGGATCTAGTCCCCCTCACGCCCAGCAGCCCATTAACGCCCCGAGCCTAGTAGGGCAGTCAGTCAGTTCTATTTGAATTGAAAGCGCTCTAATCGTACAACCACGCCTGCCTTGCTAAATATAGTATTTGCTGGGCTCTAGGCTGTAAAATTGAAAAAGCTCGGACCGAATGATTGGCTTTCGGACCACAAAAATTTAAATAAGCTTTATACACCAATGGTTAAGTGCCATTTGATTATTGGCTAACATTGATTAACTTTATTATAAACTATTGATTATTTAGTTACGAACTAAAATGACCACGACCTATCACGGATAGCTTGCGGTTTATGTTTACCTATTGGATATAAATATTCACATATATATCTTACACCATCAGAAAAGTGTTCAACACCTTTTGACTTGTCGATAATAGCATTATCCATTCCAGTAGTAAAACCTTCTTTCCAAGTTGTTGTCTCAACCGAGGCAATTGTCCTTGGAGTCTTGTCTTTATTAAAATATAATCTTGTATTACCTTTAGCATCTTTTAACAATGCATTAACAGCATTAACACTATCAACCAATGGTGGTTGTTTAGATCTTGCTAATACTTTAAACCCTGCATTTCTTAATATACTAAAATCTGTTGTACCTGTAGCAGCACTGGTTTTCATTGCTCTACCGGAAGCATCAGGATAACATATTATATCTCTATTTTTATATCGACCTTTTATAGATCTAATTAATTGATGAGTATCAGCATTGCCATAAAACTCATCCATTGCATGTAATTGGTTACCTCGATGGCACCATACAGTTGAAGCCATTATTTTGACGTTAAAGTCAATGCTTATATGTATTGGCTCACCTTCTTCAATTGGCAATAAATTATTTGTTACATGTATATTTCGATTAAAATTATAAAATACAGCATCACCAGTGTTATTAAAGGTGGCGCAATATTCTTGATTAAAACTTTTTTCATCCATTGTAACCCGAGCAAGTTCAATTTCTTCTTTCATATCTGGTCTAACATTTTCAGCAGTAAACTGCCAAGACTTCCATAAACCTGATTTATCTTCTTGACCTTTAACCCATAACTTATAAAAGTCATTGGTTATACCTTTTGGTGTACTTATTACAAATACACTTGCTCTTCGTTGTGGATCTGAAGTCATAGGTAATATAACTTCTGTAAATGCATTTTGTTTAATAAAGGCAAATTCATCTAACACAATAAATGTAGGTGATGGTGAAATACCTCTTAAACTGTCTGGCCTATCAAACCCTTTTAGGGTAATCTTGGATCCATTAATAAATCTTATTTCCAAATCTATTTCTCTTGGATAACCATTTATATGATCTGGGTGAACAAGACTTTTTAATGTTGTCCAAATAGATTCTCTGATCATCGAAACAGTAGGTCCGATAATTAAAGCTCTTCTACCTGGTTCTTCTAAACAATGGTTATATGCAGCAACGGCTGCCAAATATGATTTACCAACTCTTCGTCCAGATGCCATTACTTTAAACCTAGCAGGATTTGTTAAAACTTCCTGTTGAAAGTCGAAAAGTTCTATTTTATGATTCATATTTATTTACTATATTTAGAATATATATCCAAAGATTTGTTGAAATGCTTTCAGCTAGCCTCGTCTAAAACTATTTGTTTTAATCTTTCGGCTCTTGGGCCAACTTGTGTTGCCCATCGGCTATCCATCATTTCAATAGCGGCTTCAATCCATTGTTCATCATTTATTGCATCAATAAACTTTTTAAATTTAGATAGTCTTGGTGCACCTAAATTAAAACACATATTAACAAGAACCACCTGGATATTATCAGGCTTATTAATTAAGTCTGGAAATACCTTTTGTGTTTCTCTAATAAATTTTTGAACATCAGTTTTAAATACTTCATTTACTCTTTCTTCAGATACTTTTGTACCAACAGGCCAACCATATTCTGGATCCTTATCAGTAATTAAATGACCTATACCAAAAGTGGCATAACCCAAATGATCTTCATAAATTTCGTATTTAACACCTTCATCAATTTTTAATTGGTCTTTTAATTTTTCTATAAGATTGTTATTCATTTTCTTTCTTATTGTATTTATTATCTTCAAAAGTTAATTTAAATCTAGGTAAGTCCTTCATGTGCTCTTTTCTAACTCTTACGTTTAACATGCTATTCACACACCAAGAGGAATCCAATCGGGATAATTGTAAAAGAAGCTCAAAAAGTTTAGCCGTTGCTTTACTTTTAGAAGTAAAAACAATGTCTTTATGACTTACCAGCTTATCTTTGATCGTATTTGATCCAAAATAAGAAGCTAATGCTGTTCCGTATTTACCGGTAAAACCAATATAATATGATCCGTCGGTATAGTATGTGATGTATACCTTATAAACTTTCTCAGTCAGTTTCGTCATCAGTATTTGCGCCTTGATCTATAACAGCTTCGCTATTTGTTAATTCTATTTGTTGAACGGGTTTAACCGTTGGTTCGCTTTTTTGCACTATCGTTAAAATTGGCACGTTTGCCTGTTGCAATGAAGCCTGACCAACCGGTTGTTTTTGATACCCATATTCTAATAACTTTTCAGCTATTCGAACTCGTAAATTTTGTGACCTAAAATCATCCTTGCCTTTAAGCTTAGATAATTCTTTAACTAATATATTAATAGGATCTATACCTAATTTTTTTAGTTTTTCTATACTTGATTTATCTATGGTACTTTTTTCTATTGTGCTTTTTGGAGGCCTACCAGCCCCAGGCCTAGCCCCGCCCTTTCCAGCCATAATTATACCGCCTATCAAGTTAAAGTTATTTTCTATTGTTAATGTTTGTTAATATATAAGTTAACACAAAGTACCACAAATAATGTGGCTCTGTTGTCTGTAAGGTATAGAATTTGAATCTTTTGTTGCCTTTGGCATAAATTGGGCCTTATAGCTTATTAGGCTTATATAAGCTTATATAACTTATTTATATATTTATTTATATATTATAAGGCTTAATAGGCCTAAGGCTTATATAAGCTTATATAAGCCTTAAGCTTTAGCGTTTTCTGTAAGACATAGAATTTGAAACAGCCTTATAAATTATAAGTTCTGTTCTCTTTTCTTTTTAGCTTTATAAAGGTTTAATCTACCTTCTTTTGCTTTTCTTACTCTTATTTCAGATGGTTTTTCATATCTTTGCTTTTCACGGTATGTTTTCATTATACCTAATTTGCTAGATTTGTTTTTCATCTTACGAAGTGCTTTTTCAAGGTTACCGTCTTTTAAAATAACTAAAAAATTACCTCGTTTTTGTGGTTTGTTTATTATAACAATTACCCCCTCTCTAAAATATTATATTGATTAAAACACAGGAAATAAAACCTACACTAAACCAGCTTACTTCCTTTTTATTGGTGGAACAAAACCAATATAATTTATCTATTCCTTCTCCAATTGTTTCCAATATTGGATATATGTATTTATCAAACATTATTTCTCCTTATGCAAAGGCAAATTCAGATTGCAATATTTCACTGCTGTCTAAATTACCACGTTTAATCATAGGTACTAAATTACCAGTTTCATTCAATATATGCTGAAGTGGATCCTGGTCTATGATATATTTAAATTGTTCTCTGATACATTTTTGCATTTCAACCACATTACAAGCATGTGAACCATAACTATCATGTGCTGAAACTATATCAAAGTTACATTTATCAATTACAAGCATTAAATGTAATGAGTCCAAATTATGAATTGTATTAGGACTTATTCCAGCCTTAGCCTTACTAATATTTTGTACGGCTAATTCTGTTTTAATAATTAACTCTAATTGATAATCCCATTTATATGATTTATCTGCATTTTGTACATATAAACCATCATGAACAAATACAATACCACGTTTATATTTGACATATTTTTGTGTAAATGGAAAATTGCTAATTAATGTTTTATGAGAATATTGTTTACCAGTATCCTTCATATATTTTTCGCAATTATCCTTAAACAATTTCATGGTTGCTGAAACCATAGGAAATTCTTGTTCAATTGTTAAATAAACAAGAGCGCCTAAAGCCCTAGCAGCCGAATGTTGTTTATTACTCAAATATACATTATCTATATCTCTAGTATCCTGTATAATTTGCTCACCCATTCCTTGCTTGGTTGCACTATAACCATAAGTCATAACATTCCGTTTAACAATTTTTCTCCATTCTTTAACGGTAAATTTAGACTTATCCCAATAAATGATGTCAGTTAATTTAAGTTCCTTTTTATATCTTCTCTGATACCATTTAATTAGTTTTTTATATAGCTCAGATTTTTTATCATTATTTAATTCAGCAATTCTAAACCTATTTCTAAGTTTTTCTATGCCTTTAAAATATAAATTATAATAATCTAAAGCTACATCATCTGCTTTTTCTGCTTCTTTATGCATTTTATCCACAACAGAAACTGCTACATGTGAATACATATCACCTGGTTTATTATCTATTGTAGGTTTTACATTAACTAAATGTGCATGGTTTTCATCTTTGGCTAAACTAAATAACCACTGTAAACCATTATTAGATCCATCTCTATAACAAATGGTATGTGATACAAAATCTTCAACATTACCCATTGCTACAAAATGTTCATCTAATTTAGCTAATTCCATAACCGCTGATAAAAATTGAAAAGGCTCTTCTGCTTCCATCCAACCTTTAGCATTATATGGATCCTTACCCATCCTAACAAAGTTATAATATTCTTTTTCAACAAATTTAACTTTTTCATTATGTGGTAATTTATCTTCACCAAACATATTAGCTATATGATGATAAAATTGGTTTAATCCAGTTTTACCTAATGGTTTTCCTTCAGCAAATGAAAGCATACCTTTAGCATTATCTGAGTTAAGTTCATTTAAATAAGCTGATAATGGATACAATCTACCACGGTTATCTGCTTGATATTGTTGGTAAAATACCTTTCCAACAAACGGCTTAGCTGCATTTAAAACTTGCTCAGCTTCTCTTTTCTTAGCCAATGCTCTTTCTCTTGAAATTGTTTTAACTGAATTATGTTCAAAACAATTTTCATTATTTTTTAATGCCCATTCATAAACCTTAAAAATTTCAGGTTTTACATAATAAGCTATTGATTGCTTTTTATTTACTGCATTTAATACAATAGGTGTATTATATTCATTAATTTGTGCTAATGTATCTTGATTAACATTTTTAATTAATTTAATTTCTTCACCATTGTCTATTTTTACTGTACCAAACTTCCAATCTGGAGCCCGGGATAATAAAGGTTTATAAGGATCTGAAACTTCAGAAAACTCTTTTACTAATTTTCTAAGATCATTTCTATTTTTACCAGCATAAACTTTATAAACAGTTTTAACTTTATTATGTTGATAATATTCTCTAATTAATTTTACAACCACCATAAATAGTGTGCTATATGAATTAATTATAAATATTCCTAATTTTAACGATATTGATGATTTTTTATTTATATTATAAAATGCTAATATTCTATCACCAATAGCAATTGCTAATTGAGTTAGGTTTTGTCCTTCAGATACACCAGTTGCTATCATTGAATGAGACAATTGTATTGCAATATTAAAATCAATTTTGTGATTATTAATTAATGTAATAACATCTGGTTTTCTATTGCTGTTAGTTTTATTTGACAATTTATCAAACAACATCTCCATTTGTGTTCTTATCTTTATTCCTATCGGTCCTAGTGTTTCTAAATTGTTCAATTGTTCGTTTAACATGCTTTTTCCTCCTGTTTATTCTTAACAATTCATTTTCTATTTTGATAATTTCATCTCCATAAATTTCGGTCAATGCCTTCATAGCTTTAATTTGATCTTGGCATTTAATTTTATCTTTTATTAATCTTTTTTGCTTTGTTAACAAAGACCGTAATTTATTTTCACCTGTATTATCTATTATTAATTTTAGATGTGATTTTATCATATTTTAAATCCATTTGATCAATGCCTTCATTCAAATGGTCTATATCTTCCATTATATCTTGGAAGCCTTTGTTTATAATAACACCTATTTGTATTTGATCAAATTGGATCCTATTTATCCTTTTATTTAATTCTTGATTAAAGATAAATAGAACCACAATTGAAAAAACTAAAACAAATAGTAACCAAGTTGGTATTTCTATCATTAGTTTCTTTCCATAATAAATTGATAATCGGTTTCACCAGCTATTGGTGGCCTAAAATCTTTTATTATATTTCCGGTTAATTTATTTTGAGCTCTGTTTTTATTATCAATCCAACATTTAGTTTCTAATATATTATCAATAACTAAATTAGGATCTTCTAAATCAAAACCCTTAACTCCAACATAATGAAATGCTTTGGTAATACGATGCTCATGTTTTTTAAAATAAGTTTCATCATAACCACCAAACTTCCTAGGATTGTCATTAGGTTTCTGAGATTTTCTAACATCAGAACCTTTTATAAATTGCCAATCTGGATCATTATTCATTTTCTTTTGTAATGCTGGAATAGCAGTTACAACTTTACATCTTCCATAATGACCTGTTGTATGATTGAAATTATGTGTTGCAATTTGAGCCAAGTTTTTAAATATAGGATAACCTATGCCTAAGCCTTGAAAATCAGGTAATACAACCACTCTTCCAATATTATAACAAGCTTTTAACTTTGGATGAGGAAAAGCATTTAAAGAGCCATAACCTACTAATGCATTATTCCAATAATACAAATAACAATGAGGTGTATTACTTGGAAGATCTGCAGTTAAATAGTGATGCTTTTTAAATACGCCCCAAGCACTTTTGTCGGCTTTTCTAATTTCCAAAGTGATGTTTGGTCGCCTGGCTAACCTTTCCGTGCTTAAGATCCCTGTTTTGGTATCAAATATCCAATCCGGTCTTAACCACTCAATAACATCATAATGACAGCCTACCAATACAATATTTTTTAAACCTTTTCTATCAACATATTTTCTAATGCTATTAGATAAAGCTTTGGCTACATTTCTATCAATAACAGAAGTATATTCATCTACAACTGCCCCAGATTGTAATGCTCTGGACATATGTGCTCTAAATTTTTGTCCAGTTGATAATGTATGATAAGGCTTAAGTTGATCAGGTATGCTATTTAAAGCTACTGCTGATAATTTTTCTGAAGCTTCATCATATGAATTAAAATGTGAAGCAATAGCCTTATTTGGATCCCAATTAAATTCCGCTTCTTTTAATCCTAATGATCTTAATATAGATGATTTACCTGAACCACTCGGACCTACAATTAATCCTATACCAAAGTTTTTTGGCATATTAAATTCTGGTACCTCAAATTCATTTTCACCTGTCCAAGCAAAGTCAGATGCTAATGATATTCTTTTTGTTATATCATCTTGTTCAACTTTAGATTTTAATATAGTCATATTATTTATCCTCTCCTGTTTTATAAAAGTTTTCCATATTTTGTAATAAATTAGCAAGTGCAATTATATTTTTTTGATCTGAATTAATAATTTCACAAACTAAATTAGTTGCCTTAAGAGCCACTTGGGCCGGAGTAGGTTCCGAGCCCATTTGATCTTTGATAAGAAAATTAGTTATCCTATTTTTAAACTTTTGATCTAATTTAGGAATTTTTTGTTTTCTAGTTTTCCTAGTCCAATTTTCTTGTCTCTTTTCCATTAGTTCTTCAAATGATATTTCTTTTGACATTTTCCTCCTATATAATTGGTATTTGTTTAGTCAAGATTAAATATGCTAATCCTGATAAAAATATTAATATAATATTACCAATGGACATAATTAGCCAATCCATTTCCTAATATTATAACCACAAAAGCAAACAAAGTTAGTTTTTGATTTTCAGTCATATTTATGCTCCATTATTAATTGATTGTTGTGTTCTTGCTAACCTATTATATAATTGATCAAAAAATGATAATTCATAATGTTGATCATAAAAATTATTAGGTAACAAAGTTAATTGTTTTGGATCATTACCTATGGTATAAATAATATCCAAATGATATTCATAACTGATCCAAGTTCTTCTAGGATTTTTTATATCCATTAATTTAATAGGAACTGAACCAATTAATTCCTCCGCCAATTTATTATTAATTTTAGATATTAATTCATCCTTATTAAAAATAGGTGGTGGTGGCGGTAAATCGTGCTTTTTATCAATCATCTTTTTTATATTTGGTTTAAGCATAATTTCTCCTGTTTAATTGTAAATGTATTATCATCATCAAATTGATCTCCAATAAGATTTACCAATTCGGTAAATTCACTTAATGGTCTATTTGGATTAATTTTTGCATCCGCTTTTAATCCTTTTTGAACATGATCTATTCTTTTATTATTTTTTTTAGTTATTTTCATTATTTTCCTCCTTTTAATTTATATTTAAGTAATTGTTCAAATACAAAAGTTTTAGCATAACTGTTTTTGTATTCTTTAAGATCTCTTTTTAATTGAGATAAACCAACTATATAATTTGCTTTTCTAAATGCAGCATCAGGATTAGCTACACCTTCTTTAATATAGTCTTCGTTAAGTTTATGTTGAGTTTCTAAAACTGATATAGCATTTGAAACATTATAAATATAATATAATTGAGTTTGTCTATCCTCAAGTACATCTTTTAATAGTTTCTTTGGTTGACCATATAACCAATATCCAGCATTTACAGATTCAAATCTTGGATATTTTTTCATATTAGCTTCCACATAATCATCAACATTAACTTGGTAACCTCTTGGTGCTTTTATCATATTTTCCTCTCTTTTGGTGTTGGTTGTAATTTCCAATTTTCAACTTGATTTTGGAAATGGCTTATATCATTTTCTAATTTAGTTTTATATTCAAACCAAACTTCTGTAATTAAAGATAGATTGATATTACTAATTTTAGATAATGAATATCCAATCATTTGTCCTGGTAATTTAAATTCAGGAGCAAATGGTCTTTGTTGCTTTTGTCTATCCGAATAAGATAAGTTATAATAATTATCTAATTCAATCTTGTACTGTTTAACCCATTTAATAAGGGCATCAACAGTAGCTTGACTTGGCTTAGAGTTTATAACTTTAGTTAAAGTCGGTTTTAAGACTTTAGCAATGTAATCGATTTTTACTATAGGGGATCTTTCCCAAGGTAAATATCGGCTACCAAAGCATTCATTATTCCTTTGTCCATTACCTAGGAAAAAGCCATGATCTGCCAAAATATTTTCTTGGCCATTCATATTAACTTGTTCCCAATAATTATGACAAATACCACAAGTTGCTTTGTCTTCCAAAGCGGCTTTTTTAATTCTTTCCGCTTCGTAATCTTTTTCTAAATCCTTTGGTCTTCTTCCTGATTTAGCATATTGTTTAATTGAAATTAATTTATTATGAGTTTCAATTAATAGTGGAAACTCTTTATAAATTTCATCAAGATTTAAATCAGGTACATTATCTGTATTTAATGTAATATATCTTCCAGTACATTTAGCATCTTCATAAGTATGAAACACTGGATATTGGATAATATATTTTTCGCTTTTAGGATTATCTTTAAAATAATAAGGGTTCTTTTTCTTTTTAGTTTGTCTTAAAAGAAAATTAAAAAACTTATTAAATTTTTTATATTCCGTTTTTGTAATATATTTACTTTCAAATATATGTTCTAATTCAACCAAAGTTTCTGTAATAAAACTTTTAATTTCATTTTGTGTATATTTTCTGTTACTCATTTTCCTCCTATTTTAAATATTTTATGTGGAAGTTTTACCAACCCACTTCCACCAAGGATTAATATTAACTAAGTTCAGGATTAATCTTTTTAAGAAAGCCCTTAACTTTTTCAAGTTGATCTTCGAATTTAGTAATGTTTTCCCAAGCATAATCTATTCTTGATCTTCCTTCCTCAAGTAAAATATCCTTAACCTTAATCATTACTTTATTCCAAGTATTATTCTTATCGAAAAAACTTTTAATATTTTCTTTTTCAATATTAAGCTCTTCATAATCATACTCATCTTGATGATACATAAGAATTAATGTACCAATTTGTTCTGCACTAAATCCAAATGCAGGTCTGATTATTAAATATTCTAAGTTTTGTCCGTTTTTAGCTTTTTTAGTAGCCATATTGTTATCCTCCTATGTTAATTTATCTTATGTAATTATTTAATTTATATTCTGCCCATTGCTTAACAGAATTTCTTAATTGTGGAAAATTTACAATAATTTCATTTACAAATTTTACTGTAATATATTTCCAATTATCATCATTAATAACTTGATCATAATTACTAAAATCATGTCTTAAAATTCTTAACTGATCATGATGTTTTTTAAATTTGATCTTGTTATATTCATTTTTAGTTATATTTATGTTAATCATTTTATCCTCTTTAAATTAAAATTAAAAACCATCTAAAAAAATTAGGTGGTTATCAATTTTAAAAATGATCTATTTAGGATTAATGGCTGGTTTTTATATCAACTTAGCTAATTATATTTCCGATAACCCTTAGCCAGGTAAGTTCGACTCGGTTGATATGCCGATTAAGAATTTTTAGATCCCTATATACCGTCTCCGAAGGTATCCTGGTTAGCCCCATTTTATTGGTATTCCCGTTAGCCAGGTGGTTTTTTATGTTTTTGAGTTAGTAGAACCTTAACTAATAACCTATATAAACAATATATATTATATATACAAATAAAAAAGCTTTATTCCACAATAAATAGCAATTAGTTTCCTTAATTACGTAGGCCGATAATTATATACATTTTTTATAGATAAATAAAACTTACGAAAATGGATATATTTTGGTTTTTTCTGCGACTGATTTGAAACTTCTGTAAGGTATAGATTTTGAAATCCTAATTCTATGTCTTACAGAAAAACTAAAAATAAAACTTATCTATAAGCTTATATAGTTATATGAATATATTCCTATTTCTATACCTTACAGAGAATCTATCAACTAACTAATTAATTAGTCTATTTGTATAGCCAATATGTTTTATATCCTCCTAATATATTGGCTTTATAAATAGATTAATTATTTAACAGGAGGATAAAATGCGTGATGATTACCGTTGTGAAGAATGTAAAAACACAACTAAACCGGATCAATTTACATGTAATTGTTTGTGTTTAAATTGCGGTCCGTGTGATGGAGAATGTAAATATGGCGAAACAAAAGTTCAAAACATTCGAGCCAAGGCCAAAACCGAAAAAAAGGCCTAGAGTTCATAAAAAATCTAAAAATAAAGATGAAAAAAGAATGTTTAAGAAATATAATAGACAAGGAAGACCAAAATAAGGAGAAAATATATGTTATTAAATAATGTTGAATTAAGTTGGGTTAAATTAGATCCTAAAAATCCAGATATGGGTTTTGATAAAAAATCACCTCAGTTTTCATGTACTGTAAAAACTACAGACAAAGTTAGTGCTGAGGCTTGGAAAAAAGCTGGTATAAATATAAAACCAGTAGAAGAAAATGGTGGTGTTGTTTATACTGCTGCATTAAAAAAGAAAATTTATGCAGATGCTGACGGTAAATATAATACTGCTCCACCACCTGTAGTTGATAAATCATTACAGCCAATTCTTGATACAAGTACTATTGGAAATGGATCCAAAGGTAATGTTCAAGTAAAATTTAAACCATATGAATATATGGGTAAAAAAGGTATATCAACACAATTACTTGCATTACAAATTACTGAACTTGTTGAATATCAAAATGCTGATAAATTAGAATTTGCATCCATTGATACAGATAAAGATGTAATTTAATTAGCATTATAATATTTTTGGCTGGGCTTAATTGCCCAGCTAAATCTATGTCTTACAGAATAGGAATTTATGTTAGAAAAAATGTTTAAATTACACACATTTAATATTGATAAAAAATGGTTGGATTTAATTAAATCAGGTGAAAAGAAATCTGAAATAAGAAGATATTATTTACCATTAGAGGGTAAAAAAGTAGGTTTAATTAATAATGAAACTGATAAAGTAGAATTAATTATAACTATTGGTATAATATTAGATTTAACAGTTTTAGAAGAAGAAGATTTAGATCTTATTTTAGAAGAAGCTCAAATTGATGAAAAGTTTAGGAAATATTATCCTTGTAATTATTTATATACAATTAAACAAGTTGAAACAGTACATTAATGAAAACAATTATATTAATATTGTGGTTAACAACAGGTCAAAAAACAGAAGTTCCTGTTAAAGTAAATATAGGTGAATTTTGTCAAGATGCTTATATTAAAACTGTTATTTGGAAAGATAATCCAAATTATAAACAAGGAAATTATGAAATATGGGGATATTATACTTATAATAATAAACCTATATTTGCTTATACTTGTATGGAAACAGATAAAAAAACTTATTTTTATTATAATAAAGGAGAATAAATATGATTATAGGTGTTGCAGGTTATAAAGGTGCAGGAAAAGATACAGTAGCAAATGTATTACAAACAAGTTTTGGATTTGAAAAAATGTCTTTTGCACAACCTATTAAAGATCTTATACATTATACATTTGGTATTGATAAAGCAATATTATCTGGTGATAATGGTGAAAGAATATTTAGAGAAGAGCCTATGCCTGATTGGTTTTATTTATCTCCAAGAGATATGATGCAAAAAATTGGTATGGCTTTTAGAGATGAATTACACAAAGATATTTGGGTAAAAATCATGGAAAAAGATATTAAAAACACAAAAAAGAATATTGTTATACCTGATGTTAGATTTAAAAATGAATTAGATATGATAAATAAATATGGTTTTTGTGTAGGTGTTCATAGGCCAGGATATAATGGTGATGATCATAGATCTGAACACGGTTTAGATAATGTTGAATTTTCTAAGGTTTTTGAAAATGATAGTTCACAAGAAATGCTTTATGCAAAAGTTTATAATTACTTTAAGGATAAATTAAAATATGAAAATAATATATGATATCGAAACAAACGGTTTAATAGATACAGTTAGTAATATTTGGATAGCTGTTACTAAAAATATAGAGACAAATGAAATAGTAACATTTAGCGATTATGATCCAGATAGCAAACCGTTAAATGAATTGATACCATATTTAAATAAAGCAGAAGTTATTATAGGTCATAATATTATTGCTTATGATAATGTTGTATTACATAAATTATTAAATTGGAAACCCAGTAATATTAAATTTATAGATACAATGTTATTATCTCAAATGAATAATTATAGAAGAGAAGGAAAGCATTCATTAGGTAATTTTGGTAAAATATTAAATGATGCTAAAGGAGATTTTAAAGAGTTTGATAAATATTCAAAAGAGATGAAAGAATATGCTATTCAAGATGTTAATTTAAATCACAAAGTTTATAATTATGTGGTTAAAGAAGCACATGAATTAATAGCAAATAGACCAACTTATAAAAGAGCATTACAAACAGAACATGCTATTGCTGAATTATGTTCTGAACAAGTTAAAAATAAATGGAAGTTTAATTTACCATTAGCTAAAAAGCATTATGAGTATTTAACTGCTGAAATGAAAAAAATTGAAGACAAAGTTAATCCAACTTTAAAGCCAAGAAAAGTTATGATTGATAAAGAGCCTAAAACAGCTAAATATCTTCAAAATGGAAATTTTAGTGCAGTAACATGTAGAATGTTATCTCAATTTTTAGGAGAAGAAATACAACCTAATGATACCCATAAATGGAACAGTAATGATACATTTCAAAGATATGAAATGATACCAGCTGATCTTGGTAATATGGAACAAGTCAGAGGTATGTTATTGGACAGTGGTTGGAAACCTACTCAATTTACACCAAAAGGTGAACCAAAAATAACTGAAGATAGTATTCATACTATTCAAGGCGATTTAGGAAAAGAAATATTACATTATTATAGTTTAAGATCTAGACATTCAGTTTTAAAAGGCTGGATTGAATTAGCTGAAGAAAATAATGGACGTGTTTATGTGGAAGCATTTAATGTAGGAACACCAACATTTAGACAAAGACATTCTAAAATAGTAAATGTACCTAATGTTAATTCATTTTTTGGAAAAGAAATGAGAGAATTATTTGTAGCTGATGATGGTAAAGTTATGGTTGGCTGTGATAGTGCAGGTAATCAAATTAGAGCTTTATGTCATTATTTAAATAATAAAGATATAAATGAACATGTTTTAAATGGTGATATACACCAAAGAACAGCAGATATTGTAGGTGTTAGCAGACAATTAGCTAAAAGTTTATTATATGCTACAATTTTTGGTGCTGGTTTTGCTAAATTAGGCAAAATGGTAAATGGAATTGAAGATTTAGAAAAGGGTAAAGAAGTTAAAAATAAATTATATGTTGCCTTTCCTGGATTAAAAGAATTAAATAATAGATTAAATAAATTTTTTTATACAACACAAAATAAAGATGGTATGGGTTTTATTCCAGCATTAGATGGAAGAAAAATATATGCCGAGTCTTCATTTAAATTATTAAATTATTTATTACAAGCATATGAAGCAATTACAGTTAAATCAGCTGTTGTTAATGCTTTTAAAATGTTTAAAGAAGAAAAATTAGATGTTGATATGCTTGGTTTAATTCATGATGAAGTTCAAGTTCAAACTAAACCAGAAAACACAAAAAGGGTAAAAGAGATATTATCTTATTCATTTGGAGATTTTATTACTAAGGAATTAGATTTAAATATTCAAATGGCAGGAGATGCGAAAGAAGGGAATAATTGGTATGAAACCCACTAATAAAATAATTGGTATTGTTGATGGTGATGTATTGGTATACAGAGCTTGTAATAAAGCCATAAAGGATAATTTAGATGTAAGAAAAACATTTGATGATATATATGAAGAAGTAAAAATGAATACCGCTTGTGATGAATATAGTTTACATATTTCAGGTGGTGGTAATTTTAGAAAAGAAATAGAACAAACATTTTTAAAATATAAAGGTAAAAGAAGAGATAAACCTGATAATTATTTAGAATGTAGAGATTATGTTGCTAAAAAATATAAACCTATTATGGTTCCAAATTATGAGGCTGATGATACGGCATCTGTTGAAGCATTTAAATATATAAAAAATGGTCAATTATATATGCTTATAACATTGGATAAGGATTGGAAAACTATAGGTGGTTTATTTTATAATTTATTACACAATAATTTATCTGCTGTATCTAAAATTGAAGGTATAGAATTTTTTCATGAACAGTTATTAACAGGTGATGCTGTTGATAATATACCTGGTATTGAAGGAATAGGTCCGGTAAAAGCTAAAAAAATATTAAAAGATAAAAATTTAATAGATCAATTTGAAGCCGTAATTAAAGCATATAAAAAACATTATCCAGAAGATTTTTTATCAAGGTTAAATGTAATGGGCACAATGTTATACCTTATTAAGGATTTTAATGATCATTCAAAATGGTCAATAGAATACTGGAAGGAATATTTAAATGGCATTTAATCAGAAAAAATATAATGGATCTATTAGGGGTATAGCTGTTACTTCTTGTAAAGCTTCAAAAAGAAGAGCAAGGATTAAAAAATTACCTTTTAATTTATCATCGGATTATTTAGAAAAAATATTTCCTAAAGATTGTATTTGTCCTATTCTTGGATATAAAATGAAGGTGTCTAATGTTTCATTAGGCAAATTAAGTCCAACATTAGATAGAATTAATCCAAGATTAGGATATGTAAAAGGAAATGTTGAATTTGTTTCCAATATAGCAAACTGTATGATGACTTCTGCCAATGGCCGAGATATTAAAAAGTTTGTTAAATGGGCAACAAAAAGATATAAAATAACAAGAGAGGAACTTTATGGGTAAAAACACATCATTTATAAAACACACAAATTGTGAAAGTTGTGGTTCATCAGATGCCAATGCGGTATATTCTGATGGATCTGCATATTGCTTTAGTTGTAGAAAAAATACAGCGGCAGGTACACAAGATACAAATATTGAATTTAATGTAGTACAATCACAATTAACTTTGGATGAAATTGAACAACTTCCTGTAGAATCATTTAGAGGTATATCCAAAAAAGTTTTATATAATGCTGGTGTTAAAGTTGAATATGAT